TTGTTGAAATGAAGGTAATCCAAATCCCCACCCCCCAATTGTTCTTATTCTTATAGTTGTTGTCATTTCTTTTGGAATTTGATTTAATTTATCAATTATAAATTGTATTTGTGATACTGCTACACTTGACATACTAATCCATTTTGCTTGTGCTTGTATTAAAGAATAAACAATAGGGTATGAACCTTTTGTTTCTGAACCAATTAATTCTCCTGTCTTTTCTATTGTTTTATTCATAGCATTAAAATCTCTTTCGGCAGCAAATCTCAATTTCCTTATTTCATCTTTAGTTCCTGCAACTCCTAACTCTAAATCATAAAATACATCTGGTTCTTTTTTCTCCCCTCCTGTAAAAATATCCCATATAGAGAATTCTTCTTCTTCACTAACTCTTTTGATTCTTTCTTGTAATGTAGCTATTTGTTGTTGGACCCACTCTCCTGCTTTTTCCATAAACTGAAATCTTAATTCTAAACCAATAACAGCTACAATTGCTCCAATACTAATTGCTACCAGTGCTCCAGCACCAAATATCAAAGCTGCAATTCCAGCTGCCAACCCCGCAACAAATATTTTGCCTAATGCTTTCTTGGTATCCTCTTCGCTCATAGCAGAGAAAATAAATCCTAAAGATATTGCAATTGTTCCAATCCCTGCTAATCCTGTTAAAACCGCTAAAAAGGGAGTTGTTGCTGCAGTAGCAGCAGTTGCTGCTGTTCCAATAGCAGTAAATCCAGCAACAACTGATGGTATCATACCTACAAAAATTAATAGGGGGCCAACAATCAAAGCAAATGCCGTAGCTCCTAAACCCACATATACAATCATCTTTTTTGTTCCATCAGATAAATTACTAAACCAATCCACTAAATCACCTACAATATCAATAATATCCTCAACTACAGGAAATAATTCTTCTCCTAAATCAGCTGCTAAAATTTTAAATTTATTGGTTAATATTTTAACTTGTGATTCCATAGATTTATACCTTTTTTCTGCTTCTTTTGTCAAAGCAGTATTTGTTTTCCATTCTTTATCTGCTTTTTTAAATGTTTTTGTAACTAAATTACCAGCACCTGCCAAAGATAAAAAAGCCCTTACTAATCTTATATCTGCCATACCTAAATCTTTTAAAGTAGTTATGGCATCGTCTCCTTGTCTTCCTAAACCTAATACAAAACTTTCAAATGCTAAACTTGCATCCTTTTCAAAAACCCTTACAAATTCTTCAGAACTCATGCCTGCTGTTTTAGCAAACATTTCTAAATTCTCCCCTCCTTCTAAAACTGATTTATTCATAGTTATTAACATTTTTTGAACAGCACTTCCACCTGCTTCTGCCTGTACTCCAACTGCACTAAATGCAGCACCAATAGCAAATACATCAGATGTAGTCATTCCTACAATTTTAGCAGTACCTGCTATTCTTTGTGCAAATTCTGCAATTTCTCCTTCTGTTGTAGCAAAATTATTACCTAACTCTACAATAACAGAACCCATTTTATCTACATTTTCTAAAGGTTCTTGCATAACAGCTGCTATTCTTGCAAAATCAGTTGCTGCTGCTTCTGCTGTCATATTAGTAGTAACTGAAATATCTGCTACTGTTTTTACAAATTTCTCTAAATTATCAACCCCCTCAACACCTAATTGACCTGCAATTTCACCAATACCTGATAACTCTTGAAAGGTCATTGGTATAGTTTTAGAAAGACCTTTAAATCTATTTTCTAAATCTTTGAATTCTCCTTCAGTTAATTCTACTGTTTTTCTAACCCCTATAAATGCAGATTCAAAACTAATTGCTTGGTCCACCATTCCACCCATAGCAGCAACTCCTGCAATTCCAAATCCAGTCATCGCTATTCCTGCTGTTCGTGAAACTCTTGCTATCTCACCAAAATTTCTATCAAAAAGTTTTCTATTTTTCTCTATTTGTCTATTGATATCTTTAAATGTATTACTAAATCTATCAATTGCTGTTATAGTAATACTTATATTGGAACCACCTACTAAACCCCCTATTGCTCCTAACGCTACCATTTTTTCTTACCTCGCTTAGACTTTCTTTGTGCTCTTTTCATTTGTCTTTCTTCTTCTTTTATCTTCCTGTTCTTTGCACCTATTAAAGTATTTATTTCTGGATATGTTAACTTTGAAATATTGAAGAAATTATAGCCATGTTCATGGAGAAACAATATCATATCTTGTTCCTCTATTTTTTTTTTAAATCTAATTCTTGTTGTAATACTGTTTCTGATGCTTTACTAATATCTTCTTGTTCTAAACCCAAACTCACAGATAAAATTGCTGTTGAAATTGCTCCAGCATAATTTGGTTTCAATAACTCTATATCTTCTTTTG